TTTTTAAACTCCTCAGTAATATCTTGATTACATGTAGGACAAACATCATTGGAGGTCAAAAACTTAATTGAACTCTCCATGTCTCTAATCTTAGACCTGAACTTAATATGAAATTCATTCAACTTATCAAGTTCTTTTTGTGGATTAGGAAGATCATTCATTTGGTGTGTCATCGTGTCAATATCACGCATATAGCGTTCTAATTCAAGATGACTAGATTTGATGTCCAGTTCCAATTTAGTAATTTCTTCTTGCCAAAGAGTTACGTTATCTTCTCCTTGCTTTTTAAGATCTTCAATAAATCTTTTTTGAACATCAACTTTGTCTTTTAACAGAGAAATAGAATAATCAATCTCAGACACTGCTTCTTTATTTTCTTTAATCCTATCTTTCAAAACAGTGTTCATTGCAGAGAAAATTCTGATGTCTAGGATATCCTCAATAACTTCTCTACGTCCTGCTGCAGGTAACTGCATGAAGGGAACGAACGTAGAAGATCCAAGAACAACAATTTGGGTAAATGATTTGTAGTTCAATTTAAGAACGTTTTGTTCAAACCATTTCTGCTGCTCTGCTGCAGATGCGCTTTGATTTAATTGCACACCATTTTTATAGATCTCAAATACTGTTGGTTTCATACCACGATTAATCTGCCAATCAACTTTACCAATGGCAAATTGGATTTCTACTCTACAATCAGCAAGATTAACAGAGTTGATTAATTGTGATTTAGTAATTTTTCTAAAAGGTTTGTTAAACAAACCAAAACACAGCGCATCTAAAATTGTAGATTTACCAGCGCCGTTTTCACCAATGATTAATGTTTTATTGTGATCATTTAAATTCACCTCAGTAAAGTTATTTCCCGTGCTCAGGAAATTCTTCCATTTAATAGTTTTAAATTCAATCATCAGATTCTTTAGGCGGAATAATAATGTCTTCAGGTGTTACAATACAATAGGAGTATCCATTCTCTTCACAGATATGGATAGCAACGTCATCATCAACTTCAACCACTGACATCTCAGGATAGTCGTCAGCAGCAAGTAATTCTGAATGCCTCTCAGCATCCTCTGCTTCTAAGAAAAGATATAGTATTTGACCACTATCTACCGTGGGGGCATATGCCCCCTCACTTTCTTTTCCTTTGATTGCTAGTATGTACATTACTCAATTTGAAGTGACTCTGAATAAATTGATCCAATGATAGATTTTAACGTGTCTTTATCTTCGTAGTCAATCTCCTCAACATATTTTTCTAAGAAGGAAAGAGTTCCTTCTATCTCAATATCTCCAGAGGGATTGATTTCTTCATGAGAGTTGTCAATGATTTTAAGATCATGGACACCTGTTTGATAAAGACGTTCGATTAAATTATCATACGCATAATAGTTAGTTCTTTTTTCAACGATCAGTTTTACAAACTTGTCCTTAAATTGATCTGTATCAATTTCATCTGGTGACATCGTGCTGTCATCATAATAAATCTTTTCAAACATCTTGAAAGGATTTGGAATGAATTTAAGTTTTGTACTCTGAGTATCAAAGAGATGGAAACCTCTGACATCACCAAAGTCATTCCAATACATTTGATAAGGATTACCTAAGTAATAAATGTTATCTGAATGTGATCTATGGTGGAAGTGTCCAGAGAACACTTTCTTAAATTTAGAAAACACATCACGACTCATACCATGATCCATGTAATAACCAACGTGTGCCTCAAATCCAGACAATTCTAAATGTCCCATGCAAATGTTTGCTGAGGTGTTAGAGATCTCTTCATAGGTATCCGTTTCATTGTCTACACATATCCATGGAATGAAACAAATATCAAGACCACCAACCTCAATAGTTTCAGGTCTCTCAATCAAATGCACATTATCATATTCTTGAAGTAGCAAGTTGATAGCATTGATACCAAGAGTGTTTTTAAAGTAAGCAGTATGATTACCTACTACTGTGTACACCTGGATGCCTCGGTTTGCTAAAATATCATAATAGTTTTTCTTCGCCCAATCCAGTGACCAGAAATCAATTGATTTCCTATTGTCAAAAGTATCGCCCAGATCAAGCACTGTAGTAATTTTGTTCTTCTCCAAAAAAGGAAAGAACACCTCTTCATAAAATTTATTCATGTAGTCATGAAAAATTTGACTACCTTTCCTCATTCCAAAGTGCTGGTCCGTAATAATAGCGACTTTCATCAATACCTCATTTTCTGCTCAAGTGAATTCTTAATCTGTTCGTATGAGGAATCACACCCATACTCATCGCCAGTAAATACCTCGCTATATCCTGACTTCTCAATCATCTTGTTTTTAATATCTACCTGCTTCTTCTCTTTCTGAATCCTACGCAAGAATGCATAGTAAATGATCTGAGTAAAATATGCAAACGGATTGCTGGACTTCGCTGGATCAAAGTTGTCGATGTAAGTGATGCAGTTTTCAATACCATCACCGATCATGTCATCTTTGAACATGTAGTTGACAAAGTTCGGTTTATAGGATAAGTGCTGTGCAATCTTTAGAAAGCACCCCCCTATGTACTCACCCACTGGTGGTTTTTTGTCGCCCGTTTCTTTTGCCTTCTCCACTTTATTCTTATACTGAATAATAGCGTGTAAGAAGTCCTTGTTGTTTACGTAGTGCTCTTTAGATTTTGCCATTAGTATGTTGGTCTTCTCATAATATCATAGCACAATACTCAGAGCTTGACAAGTACCCTGGATCTGTGTATAATAACTCGGTCAGAGTTCAGAGAACACTCTATAGCTTTAATACTTTATATACTATGATTCCTTTGGATCATTATCTAAGAGGAAGATATTCTCTAGTAGTTCTCTTGCATCATCAATAGATGATAAGAGTCCCATATCTTCATCCAATGGAACGCGACCTTTTCTTTTACGTAGTTTATTTTTAAGTTTAGAACGTTGTTTTTCTTCTTCTTGATGAGCGAGTTTAATTAAACTGTCTTTATAAAACTCGACTGGAAATCCTTTGATTTCTTTGAGTGTAACTAGTTCTTCACCATCAATATAGAATTCAGTTTGGTGTGAGAGTTTCATCCAGTTTTTGATCTTTAGACCATGAAACGCACCAGGAATCTCGATCTCTTCAACTTCAATGGGGTGTGACACTAAGAGGTAATCCTCTTCAGGGTCCGCCTCTTTTACTATGCAAAGTAATTCCTCTCCTGTCTTTAGTTTAATGTTTGCGAAAAATGCTTCCATACTTACTGCTTTAATTTTACGTTGATTATCTCATAGTCAAAATTTTCTTGGTTATAAATTTTAACCCGCTCAAACAAATGTCTTAACGTATAATTTGGATTGTTAGAATCCTTAGAGGTATCGTCTGCAATATCGTACAGCACTGCTGTGTTTTTGTTTTCCCCCTTTCTCAAGACCCTACCAATAGATTGCAGGTTTCTTACTCTTGATTTTGATGGACTCGCAAAAATGATATTGTGTAAGTTTTTGATGTTAATACCAGTGGAGAAAGTTCCATAACTTGCGATGATGATTGCGTTGGACTCCTGCTCAGTGATTGCTCGGATCTCTTCTCGGTCCTTTACATCAACACCACCGTGTACAAAGAAAACTTTTCTTCCATTCTTTACGCTACTATTTATCAGATCGAAAAGTGGTTCACCATGACGTTCAACATAATTGAACAACACTAAAGAATTACCACCAAGATCTAATGCAAGGTTTTTAATAAAGTTATTTCTTCTTGGATGTGAGACCAGGTAATCGATCTCATCATGATAACTATCAAAATTAACATGACGATGCCTTAGAGAAATAATCTTAATCTTTAACCTAGACAAATGTCCTTGTTTAATTAGTTCATTTGTGTTTGTAATCTTTTCGTGAGGACCGAACAAACCTTCAAGAACAAGTTTATTTGTCTTGCTCCCGTCTAGTGTTCCTGTAAATCCAATGCGATATTTTGCATGATGCAGTTTGGTCAAGATATCTGTAAGAGATTTTGCTTTGAACAGATGTGCCTCGTCACCGATTACTGCACTGAAGCATTCAAAATATTGGCGCTTCTGTTTATAGATCGACTGCCATGTGGTGATAGTTACTGGTTTAGGAGATACCTTCTCATGACCAGCATAAACTTTATGGCAATGATCTTCTACGTCCCATCCATAAGAAAAGAAATCTTTATACATCTGCTCCACAAGAGATGTAGTAGGAACAACAATTAGAATCTTTTGTCCCGTCTCTTGTAAAAACCGAACGATAGAATAAATCATGAAAGATTTACCTGACCCTGTTGGTGACACGATCAGTTTCCTTTTCTTTCTCAATGCCTCATAGATTCCTTTGTATTGGTAATCTCTTGCTTTGAGTGCAGAAAATTTCTTTGTAAATGATTTAACACCATCAAACGATACTAGTTCATCCTCGGCATCAGGCATACCAAAGTATTCATTGTCAGCATAATCATAAGCGTATCCTCGCTCTTGACAGAACTGCTCAATGTATTCTCTTAGTCCAGCATAGATTTCACCTGTGCCTGGAGAGAACAACCTAATTTTACCGTCCCAATACTTCTGCCTGTATGCAGGCATAAACTTTGCACCTTCAACTTCAAATGTGAAGTGGTCAGATAATTCGTATGAAATATGTGGTGGTGTTTTTAATTGCAGATAAACTTCATTTTTCTTTCGGATAATAACGTCACTCATCTATTCCTCGCGAATACCTTAACCAATCAATTGCATTCTTAATTTGGAATGAACGATTGTTAATATTATTTAGAACCTGTTTTAGAGCATCCTCTAATTTTTCATAGAGGTCCATCGTTGCCTGTGCTTTGATTATATCAGGATCTCCCTTGATATAGATTGGCACTTCGGTCTTAATAATTTTTTCATCAGGTGCAGTTTCTTCTCTGCCCATGTAAAAACTATACTTCTGTCTATACAGACAGTTGTAATCATATTCTTTTTCTTTACGTAATAATTGTACTCTTAAGTACTTGTCTAACCATTTGGCATGTAAAACTGGAATCCTTCTTGCTTCTTCAAACAAGTCATCATCCATGACACAATCTTTGTGCCACTCATCGATCAATTGTTGATGTAAACTCATAAAGTCAATTCTTTGTCATTACTATCGGTAAGTTTAAAGTAGGTGTACTTAAATGTCACCTGTGCTTTCATGTATTGGATGTCTGTTTGGTCTGTACTAAATTCTAATGTATTCAAACTTACAGGAAACGCATCATAAAAATGTAATTTAAATGCTGTGTTAAAATTGCTGTTTAGGATGTTTACATACAAATCAAGTTGTTCGATAAACCTTTCGTTTAGAAAGTCCTTATCTCTCATCTCCTCTACAAAGTCACCCCACTGATCTGATTTTTGTGGGTATGTAATACCAACCATCCAGTTGTGAATTAAAGAATAGTTAGCACAGTTCTCATCAATTAAGAACGTAAGTTGAAGTTCTTGATAATTAAGTTTATCACCACCTAACTGAAAATCATTATATGGAGTTGCTGCTACGGGACCATTCATACTAATTCCAGGCACGTTGACGTTGGTGCATTGAAAACCAACGCTTTCAAATCCTGGGATGTCTAATCTAAAACCTGCTGGTGATAGAAAGTTTTCGTTGCAGAGTGTCATGTGGTTAGTCCTTCACACCTTTATTTATAGACAAAAAAAAGACCCCGAAGGGTCTGAATACTAATCTAATAATCTCCTACATATCTTCTTACACTCGTTTTGGTTTAAAGAATCGCACTCGATAATACATTCGTAGTAATCATTTATCTTTTGATTTTCTGATTCTAACTCATCAATTGTTTGTTCTAAATGCCTCCATTCATCAAATTGTGCTCGGGATAATAGATTGTGCATCTTCACTCTCCATTACGGTTAACTCATAATGTAATTTAAAGGAAGGGTTCATTTTTACACCTCGCATAATTCTGTAGTATCTATGCAACTTTATGTATCGTAGTATACATTTATTGCTTTTTTACAAAGTTGTATATTAACTTAAATTTTCTTATTATTACAAGGCATAAAAAAAGGACCCCGAAGGGTCCTTGATATAATGTGATGCAAGAGGATCACATGAGGTTTGCAACAGAAACTCTTCTGTAGTATGCGTTGGTTGACAGGTTGCCAGCAGCAAGTGGGTTGCTGTCGGACAGTGCTGCCTCGCCTTTTGCGAATGGGTTGAGGACCATGCCATAACGGGTCTTGAACCCGATACGTGGCTGGAAGTCATCCTGACCGACGCTACGTACCATCTGCAGAGGTACATATGGGCAGTAGAACAGACCAGCGTCATAAGGTGAAGAACCCTTATAACCGATGACGTAGTACTGGTTACCTGAAGTACCAGATGCAGCAGAACCACCACGGGTGATAGTTGCATAAGGATCGATGTAGACGCGATAGCGACCGTTCAGAACACCAGCGAAGGTGTTACCAGTTTCGTCAACTGCAAGGCGGTTGTTGCCTTCCAGAGCAGGAGCATAATCAAGTACGCCTGCCATTGCCAGTGCGGATGCAACGTCAGCAGAGCACATGATCATGTTGCCCTTTCCTCTACGAGTTTCGCGTGCGATTGCGTTCGCATCACGCTCGATTTGGAACAGAAGTCCTTTGAACTTCTCAACTGACCAACGACCGTTGGAGTCAACGTCGAGGTCGAAAGTACCAGCAGTAGCGGTGTCGTGCTGAGCACCACGCTTAGCGGACTTGTAGATGGTTCTGACAACTTCTCTGTTGATCTCAGCAAGGATCTCAGAGGACAGAATGTTTGCCAGCTCCGACTCAGCATCAAGACCGTGGATCGCACGAAGGTCTTGTGCCAATTCGATGCTGTAATCTGCCTTCAGAGCACGGGACTTAGCGGTGACCGAAATCTTCTCGATCGAGAATCCCATCTGACGGAAGTCAGGTGCGGAACCGTCGCTGTCCAGTCCTTCAGAATCCTCAGTGCCCATAGCGCCAGGAGCACCATAGTAACCTTGAGCGGTTGCTTCGTTAGAACCAGTGAATCCGTCGTTCAGAACTGCAGGGTTGTTGCCAGTCAGTGCATCAGCAGCACCAGAGACATCGTTAGCACCCTGAGTACCAGATTGGTTAGGATTGACTTCGTTGTAGAAGGTCTCAGCATTAGTAACTGCAGGACCATCGTAGCGAGCACGCATTGCGAAGATCAGTCCAGTAGGACCAGACATTGGTTGAACGCCTGCGAGGTCATAAGCGACCAGGTTTGGCATTGCACGTCTGATCAGGGAGATCAGAACTGGATCGAAACCTGCGACAGGACCAGCAGCGGTAGCATCAGAACTGAAACCAGCATTGCCTGAACCTGCACCAGTAGCAGAGTTTGAACCAGTGCTCATCGTTGGAATTGCTTCAGACAGGATCTGACGCTCTTCACGAATTACACGCTCTTGGTTTTCCAGGAGGATCGAAGTGACAGCTTTCTTGTAGTTATCTTCAATAGCAGGAAGATCACCGTGCTCAAGAACAGGTGCCCACTTCTCCTGGAGTTGTTGGGATAAACCTAACATTTTGTTCTCCTTAAATTGAAAGTAAGTGGTTAGTTAATAATTATTTCCCGTAGCGGGAGATCGCGTTTACATACGCAGACATCGTACCCTCTACAGGGGATGCAACTTCACCAGTTGCAATGTCTTCCTTAAGTTCTACCTTTGCCTTAGGGAAATAAGATTCCTTGATGGTTTCCAGTTTGGACTTAAAGGATTCCTCGGACTCAAATTCAACACCTTCTGCGAGTGAAGCGAACTTCTCTGCTTGGGTATCTGCGAGACCTTTGGAAACTTCGGTTACGACCGACTCCTTAACAAAAGAGTTGATCTTACCGTTGAGAGACATGTTAGTTTCAATTTGCTCGTTGAGCTTTGCTTCCATTTCATCAAGTTTGTCTGTCATCTCTTGCATAACATTATATTTTTCTTCAGGGAGTTCTACATAATTTTCTTCAAAAAGATTTTTCATGCCGTCCATGAAGGACTGCATCATCTCAAGTTTAATGCCGTTGTGGAGTTCGATTTCATTCTCTTTCTTCCACTCTTCAGCAACATAGGTGAGGAACTTGTCCATCTTCTCAGCAAGTTCCGACTTAACGGTCTCAACTTGCTCAGTAAAACGTGCCTCGAAAGTTTCTTCAATCTTCTTAGTTTCTTCAGCAATCTTTGACTTAACTGCTGCCTCGAAGATCGTCTTAGTTTTTTCTTTGAATTCTTCAGAGAGTTCTTCGCCAGTCAGAAGTGCATTGACATCTTCTTCTACGCTAAACTCTTCAACCTCAGTAGTTTCTGCAACTACTTCTTCAGTGGACTCCTCTTCCTCTTTCAGTTTGCCAGGAGCAGCATCGCCTGGTTTAGCGTTCTTGGTAACATGACCGTCGCTAACCTTTGATGTGCCTTTGTTGGCAATCTTAGATGAATCGTTGTCTTGCTTGTAGTTTTGGTTTGTAGGACCGCCAAGGTTGTCCTTTGCAGTATCTTGAGGAGCGGGAATCGCTGCAGCTACCATAGGGTCTGCACCCTTGGCACCATCAGTTGGCGCTTTTTCCTCAAGAGTTTCTTCTACGAAGGTTTCAAATTTTTGGTCAACTGATGCTGACATGTGCTATTCTCCTAATATAATCTTTTAGATTCTATGTTTTATTTATAAATTATAATCCCTTTAAGAACTTGGCAAACGCGGAAACTTTGCGCTCTTGGAGATTATGCCAAGTTGCAGCGTCTAATTCGTTCTTAATAGATTCAATATGACGTTCTGTAAGAATGCCATTGTTCCATACCCATTCTTTTCCTTCCATAATACCTTCAACAAATGCATCAGGTGCAGAAGGATCTGCTACAATATCAGCAGCAGTTGCGAGCATGAAGTCATCACGAACATATGCTGCACCATTCCTTTCGGAAATTGATCCAACACCACGCGATGAAACTCCTAACTTAACCCCCTCATCAATTAGATTTTTAGCAATCTTGCCCATAGGGGTATCAAGAATTTTTGCTTTGCCAATAAAATTGCTACCTTCTTTTTGAAGTGATACAATTTTATGAGACACTCTATCCAAATTAACGGTAGGTCCCTCAGGGTGACCGAGTTCACCGAGAGCACGATCCTTAGAAATGTATGACTCAGTGTAACGACCAACTTCTTTTTCAAGAACGTTCATCGCATACACACGACCATTTCTATTTTTGATATCTGCTTGGAGAAAGACCCCTTCGATAAAATGATTCTTTTTAGAACCATTATCTTCGACAAGGAATTCTACAGCTTCAATCTGTTCCGTGATCAGTTTCATTTTCGGTCTCTGTTTCTTCGGGTTCGTTTAAATGATTGAACATGTTTGCACCAACTTTCTCTTTTTCAAGAGTTAAGATTTGCGCTGCCTTGTTCATAATCATATCTTTCACTGCATCAGAAGCATCAGCAAGTTGATCCTTCATGATCATATCCACAATTTTAGTAGGTTCCATAATTAACCTCGATATTATTTAGTGTTTTGGGATCCTGACGTTTTTGGTTCAGGGGGATTTTTCAAATTGTCCAAGTTAACTTTTTGGGTTTCCATGTCAATTTCCGCAGATTGCTTGTCTTGAGCAACCTGGTCAAGTGGGTCAAGTACTTGCCCCGCCTCGATCTCATTATTTATCTGTTGCTTCATCTCTTCAATTTCCTGCTCAGTAAAGTGCAGAAGTTGACGCATGACATAATCTTGAGAGAAGTACTTACCAACATAGAGATCTAGTTTGTCTAGAACCTCCATTTTCTTCTCCATCATTTCAAGATCCGCAAGTTCAGCAAACTGATTATCATACAGATAATCATACTGAATGTGCTCTTTCATATCTTCCCAATCTTCAGGTGCAATAATACCTTTCAGAATCAGTTGAGTTTTGAGAAGATCGTGGAGAAGATCAGAGAACTTTTTACGGAGACGACCTACAAACTTTGTAAATTTAATTTCGTCTCTATTGATCTCTTCAGATTTACCTAGATCAAATGACTTATCACTTTCCAATCTAGAAGGCGGAACGTTGAGTGCCTTATAGAGTTGAGTTTGGAAATACTTAATGTCAGTCAGTTCACCAAGGTTTTGTCCACCAGGCAGTGTAGTAATTTCTGTACCACGACCACCTTCACGACGAGGCAACCAGAAGTCCTCAAGCATACTCATATGCTTTTTATCATCACGGATTTCTCCAGTACTGGAGTCATATACCATCTTATTTCTATAACGTGACATTACATCACGCAGGTATTGTTCCGCTTTGATCTTAGGAAGATTGCCAACATCGATGTAGAAAATTCTACGCTCAGGTGCTCTTGACAATCTATAGATGACAATGCTGTCCTCAAGCATTCTTAATTGATTAAGATACTTGATTGCCTTGTGCAAATAACTCAGGGTCATATTTCTACCCTGGTCTACAATACCAGACGCTACGTATGTAATAGCATCTTTTGCAATTTTAATTCCTTGATTGGTATTGTTTACACCTTTTGCATTATAAACAAAAAATTCTGTGACTTTACCGTAGTCGTATTTGTTAAATTGATCTGCGTCTACCGCTGGTTTTTCTACCAGACGTACCTTCTTAATTTTAAGAGGATCAATATAGCGGAGTTCTAATAAACCTTTTGATGGGTCTTCTAAATCAATAACTTTATGATAAAATAATCTGCCATCGACGTACCAACGTCTAAAAATTTGATGTGCAGATTTATCAAAATCAAGAAGACGTTTGACATGATCAAACTCTTCCCTCATTCGGTTCTTGATCGACTCTGATACTTCTAAGTTAGACAGTTCTAATTCTACTGGACTGTCATCCTTATCAGTTACAATCGCTTCGTTTGTTACATCTTCAATGGCACTGTCCACTTCTGGAGCAAGTGCCATTTCTCTATAACGACGGATGAGATTAATCTCGTCACGTTTTTTAGTATCATCAAGATCTACATAATGACCAAACCATCCCCCATAAGGAGTGATGGTTGAACTAGCGTCATTGTCTGTAGGTGGAACAGGGGACGTAGCTGCCTTCGCCCCCTTCTTGAGATCTTCATCTTTAATTGAAAATCCAAATAATTGCGCCATTCCAAATATAGAGTAACTGGACCGTTACTCTATTTATCATACTAATTAACCTGCGGTTGTAGAACCAACTCTTCTGAGTTTAGTGAATTCACCCTGACCTTGAGCGAAGTTCTTCTCACCAGCATCAAGATACTGATATTGGAACTCAACATCAAATTCTTCAATCTGATCGTTGCTATCGTATGCAAGGTTAATTGCACCAACACTAGTTGGCCAAGCGCCAATGAGTTTATACTCTCTCAGAACTTTGTTAGGATCTGCAGGAGTAGGTCCATTCAGTGCAGCAGCAGTACCAGCAGAATCAGGATTCTTATCAAGTTGTCTAATAGTAATATCCTGGAAATATTCAGAGAATGATCCAGCATTTCCAAATTCATAAGTACCCAGTGCTTCATCAGCTTTGTTGCCGATATTGATCCACTGTTCAAATGCTGCTCTCAGATCGAAATCTGTAGTGTTGTAGAAGGTTGCAGTCCATGGTTCAAAGGTTCTATCACCAGGGATTTTAAGGAAGCGACCTCTGAAAGGTACTTCAATAAGTCCTTGGTTTGCTGCAGGAATTTGTGCAGATCTGCAGAGATATCTTCCTGCCTCAGCAAGAGAAGATGCAGTAGTTTTGTTTTCTCCCAAGTCAAATGATGTTCTTGGGAAAACAATATCTACCTGGAATAGATTGGGGCGGACGCCGCCCTGTAATCTAGATTTGAACTGGTTAATGTTTGGCATTGTTTGTGTCTCCGTAATTTTATTTATTGCCTACAGATCATCTACCGATAATCTCGTCGAAGGAGATACCAGTTCTCGTCGCAGTAAATGTCAAGGTAATGAAGTTGATCGAACGTGCAGGTTGGATATAAATCTCAGCGACAAATTCATTGTTGTCAACAACGAGTGGAGTGTTGTTTGTTTCATCGCAAACAACTAAGAAATCGGTGATACCTCTTCTTGATTGAACATCACGAAGGAATGGTTCAACGATAGCTCTAAAGATGTTTCTTGTGGTCTCGTCGTTGAGTTCAAAGAGTTGTGCTTTTGCTGCTTGCTCAATTGCTCTCTCGACAACCAAGAACAACTTACGAACGTTGATTCTATCAAACGCAGATGGATTAGCAAGTGCGGTCTTATCTCCGAAGAGAACTGCACCCTGACCAGGGAATGTTGCGATTGGGTTTACTCTATTTGCATAAAGTTCATCTCTGTCTGCTTTGCCTGGATTCCAAGCAAGTTTTGCCAGATTGCGAATACCACCTCTAGAGAAACCAGCAGGTGAGAACCATGGTTCGTTTCTAATAGCAGTGTCTGCTACCAAACCAGCAACATCAGAGTTACAAGGGATGTAACGATATACATCGTTCCAACGATCATAGACGTACTTATAGTTTCCGTCGAGAACCAGGTAAGAGTTACTTCCTACTGCAGCATAGAACGACTTAATGTTCTTAGTAATATCTGCATTGGATAATGCAGTTCCAGTTGCGGAAATAATATTTCCTTTGTGTGGTGAACCGAACGCAATACAATCTTTTCTTGCAGCAGCAATACCTGCAATGTGAGTCAGTTTTTGTCTGGTGTCTGCTTCTGAGATCATGCCAGGACCCATAATCAGATAGTCAAGAGTGACGTTATCTGAATCAGCAAACAGTGAATAACCAGCATTCAGTTCTCCAACTGAAACGTCAAACTCTCCACCACCAAGAAGGTCATAATCAGCACCACCTGTCAGTGAGTAGGATTTAGAACCAGCAGGTTCAAAATCTGCAGTTTTTGCTGCATATGTATATGCGGTGTCACCAACATAAACATTTGTGCTACTGTCAGAAACAACTTTCTTATAGTAGTTAGATCCACCCTGTGGACCTCTAGCATCATGTGCCTTAGACAGATAAGTGTAAGATTCAAGAATTGAATTCTTTGCACCTGAGATTAAACCATCCTCATCGATGACAGCAACGTGTACACTATCGTAAGCATACTTATCATTGAATGACTCGGCATCATCCGAAGTACCTGGTCTTGCTGCGATTGAGTTCCACTTTACACCAGAACCAGCATACAGTTCTTTGTTCAAATACCACTCAGAACCGTCATCAACACCACCACTTGATTTCAGTGTGTATGCTTGACCGCCAATAGTTACTGAATCTGCATCAGCAAATCTTTGACCCATAGATGGCCAAGAGACATATGCATCGTTATTTGTGCTATCTACGATAACAACGTGAACGACTAAGTTTCCATCAGTACCAGTAGAAGTATCAATAACCTTTCCTTTCTTAGAACCAGAGGTTACGAAAGAACCAACACCAGGTGCTGCAGGACTAGATGTTAAATACAGTGACTGCTCAGGACCACGGTCAACAGTGCAAACTCTCAGAGAGTTGCCCCATGCACCTGCAGATCTAGAAGCATACAACCAACCACTGGTATTACCAGAATAAGATGCTTCATAAACTTCTGGTCTTGAAATCTTAATTGGGTCTGCTGCAATAGTTGCAGTTGCCAGAGCAGTTGTACCAGGAATTGGAATGATTGGTGTTACACCAGAG